GAGTTTATTCAGGGATTGATATTGACAAACGTTTACATTTAATGTATATGACTTTATAATCAGTATTATAGTCACCCAATCGGAGTTACCCGACACATGGCAGAACAACCAGAATACGAACTGGAAGACCCGATGATGGGTGCAGACGACGGCACATACGAAGCCGACGCAGAAGCAATGAAGGAGAATGAATTATTCGTCTCTAATCTTGCTGCTTTAATTCAATCACGTTTTCAAGAAGCTGAAGACGGACGTAATGGCGACGAAGAGCGTTGGCTTGATGGTTACCATAACTACCGTGGTGTATACGGTAAGTCTGTTAAGTTCCGTGAGAATGAGAAGTCACGAGTATTTATTAAAGTCACTAAGACTAAAGTACTTGCTGCTTACGGTCAGCTAATCGAAGCTGTCTTTGCCGGTAATAAATTCCCTATCTCCGTAATGGAGACACGTGTACCTGAAGGCATCGCTGAGTACGCTCACCTGAATCCCATGAAGGATCAGTTGGGTGATCAGAACGATCAAGTACCATCTATCGAAACTAACATGGATATGCAGCGTATGTCTGCATTGGGTGTCAATGAAGATAACTACGGTAACTTTGATCCATTCGCTGCTGTTGGTTTTGAGGGTGACGGTAAGACACTGACACCCGGTGCTCGCTTTACTGCTGATGCACGTGAGATGTTTCTCGGTGGCTTAGAGGATGAGTACACTAATCAACAAGATGAAGTAGTACTTAGTGAAGGTCCTGCACCAGATCCACAAATGCCTCAGATTAGACCTGCACAGATTGCTGCACGTCGTCTAGAGAAACTAATACACGATCAAATCGAAGAGTCTAATGGTGCTACTGAGTTACGTAATGCACTCTTCGAATCTGTTTTACTCGGAACCGGCATCATAAAAGGTCCCTTTAATTATAACAAGACGCTACACCGTTGGACTAAAAACCCAGAAACAGGTGAGCGTGAATACTCTCCAGAAGATGTTCGTGTTCCGAGACTTGAATTTGTAAGTATCTGGGATTTCTATCCAGACCCGAAGGCACGTGAGATGGATGAAGCTGAGTGGATTATTCAGCGTCACCGTATGAATAAGTCTCAGTTACGTGCTTTGATGAAGCGTCCTTACTTCGATAAGGATGCAATTCTAGAAGTACTCCGTATGGGCTTCAACTACACTAAGCGTAGCTATGAAGATGACATCAAGATGGAGAACAACAACGTAACGTACACTGACAGTGACCAGTACGAAGTATTGGAGTACTGGGGTGTTATGGATGCTGAGTACGTACGTGAGTCTGGTCTAGAAGTAGATGTAGATATTGATGACTTAGAAGAGTTGCAAGTAAATGCATGGGTATGTGGCGGTAAGGTTATTCGCTTAGTACTTAATCCATTTACTCCACATCGTTTACCGTACCATGCATTTCCATACGAGAAGAACCCATACAGCTTTTTTGGTGTAGGTGTTCCAGAGAACATGGACGATGCACAGAAGATTATGAATGGTCATGCTCGTATGGCTATCGACAATCTAGCTTTAGCAGGTTCATTAGTCTTTGACGTAGATGAAGGTGCTTTAGTTGCAGGTCAAGACATGAGCATCTATCCGGGTAAAGTATTCCGTCGTCAGAGCGGTATGCCCGGTCAAGCAATCTATGGATTGAAGTTTCCAAACACTGCACCAGAGAACATGCAGATGTTTGATCGCTTCCGACAGTTAGCAGACGAGTCAACCGGAATACCGTCATATTCTCACGGCTATACCGGAGTGACCGGCATGACTCGCACAGCTTCTGGTATGTCTATGTTGATGGGTGCAGCATCTCTCAACATCAAGACAGTAATTAAGAATCTAGATGACTTCTTACTTAAACCGCTCGGTCAAGCATTCTTCCAGTGGAACATGCAGTTCTACGAAGGTGAGCTAGCTATTGAAGGTGATCTAGAGATTAAGGCAATGGGCACAAGCAGCTTGATGCAGAAGGAAGTAAGATCACAACGTCTGACTACTTTCTTGCAGACTGTACAGAATCCTGCTATCGCTCCGTTCGTCAAGATTCCGACACTTGTCAAAGAGTTGGCATATAGCTTAGACTTAGATCCAGAAGAGATCATTAACTCACCTGAAGAGGCTAGCATCTATGCAACAATCATCGGACTCCAGAACCAAGTTGAAGCCGCTGCTCAACAATCCGCTGTGGGACCTAATGGAGAACCACTTGCGGGAGGTCCAGAAGCAGGAGTTACAGGGACTGGTGCGGGCACAATCGGAACAGGAAATATACCGCAAGCAGGGGAGAGCGAGTTTAGTGGAACAGTTGCTCCTGCTGAAGTCTCAGCTACTGGAGCAGCATAACGATGGCGTGGGTTGAAGAATCAGGCACTATCCCAGATGAGTATCTTGGCTACGGCGTACAGGAAGAAACAACCGACGGTAAACTAAGTGCTCTTATCTATACTCCTACTTACACAAGCCCAGTAGATGAAAAAGAAACTAGTGGTAGTGCAGTAAGAGTTACTGATTCTGCTTTACTTTCAAAGTACCAAGCAGCTAAAGCAGACAATCCAGATACTGCATACGACGTAGTTAAACCTGCTATGAGTCTTAGTGGTACTTACTATCGTCAGACTAGCGGTAAAGACCCAGTAGCATCTCAAGCATATGAGAAAGTACAGAGCTACTACGACAAAATGAAGTCTGCTTGTAGTAAATATAAAGGTGCTCAGTACTCTGCCTGTATGCGTATGGTAGAAGCTAAAGCAGCACAAATGCAATCAAAGATTCCCGGATTCGCTAAAGGCGGCATGGTTAATGGAGCACAAGATATGATGAATAAAAATTACTATGCCGATGGTGGTGAAGTAGGTATGGCAGCTAATGCCCCATCACCAGAAGAGATGCAAGCGTTGATGGATAATCCACAAGCATCAGAACCTTCTGTTGCTAATGCAGTAGATCGTATCGCATCTAACTTAACTCAAGAAGAAACTAACGTTCTTGATATGGCACTAAACGATTATCCACAACTAATTACTATTCTAGATAAAGCTGAACTAGCTATTGGTACTGGTGCTGCAATGGAAGATGCTATACCTGCAGATGAAATAGGTATGGCTAATGAATTTACAGAAGATGGTAAAGTCTCTGGTCCGGGTACTGGAACTAGTGATTCTATTCCTGCTCGTCTATCTGACGGTGAGTTTGTCGTTACTGCCAAAGCTGTTAAACAGATTGGTGTAGATAAGTTACGTAAGATGATGGAAAAGGCAGAGAAAGAATACGACAATGCTATGTACCAACAAGAAGCTAAGCAGATGGAAGATACTGGTTATGCTATTGGTGGTTTACTTGATCAAGCACGTAAGCAGTACGCTAATATGGAATCAGCAGTTGCTGAGTACCAACAGCCTATGGAGATGCAACAACCAACTAACGTGAATGGTATGGGTCAACAGATGCCCGCAGGTGAAGTTGGTATGATGGCACAACGTACTGTCGATATGAATCGTAATCAACCAGTACAACAGCAGCGTCAAGAAGCTAACACTAACGTACGTTCTGCTGATGCAGCTAGTATGATGAATGCTCAGTCTATGGAGACAGCAGCAGACCGTGCAGCAGCTCAAGAGCAATTAGTTACTGGTGCTCAAGAAGAAGAACCAAACATGGGTTTAATGTCACGATAGTTGACTAAACTACTACTCACTTATAAAATTAACTTATATAACTATAAGAAAAATAAATAGAATTTTAACCGTAGAGGCTACCTTACTTAGTTAAGCACCTCTACATTTCTAGTAACTGTATCTTTTACACCAGTTACACCCACTCATAGCTACCCTCAGAAGAGGCACGAAGGAGTGTTATTATGGCTGAAGAATCGGCAAAACCCGTCGCAAATCCCTACAACAAACGTAAGGCATGGATTCAAGGTAACGAAGAAGACATCGAATACGGTTTAACAGGGGCAGACGACTCGCTAGCATTTATGACCCCCAAGCGCGAAATGGTCTCAACCATGCAGCCATCTCTAGATGATGAGATGGAGGAAGAAAAAGAGCCACAAGAAGCGCAAGAGGCTACTCCTAAACAAGATGCAGCAGACGAACTTGTAGAAGACGAAACTGAAAAGTTTAAGAAAGTCGACTACAAGAAACGTTACGACGACTTGAAGCGTCATTACGACAGGAAACTTGGTGAGTGGAAGTCGAAAGAGAAGGAACTCAAAGTGGAAGCTCAGGCTTCACGTCCCAAGTACACAGCACCGAAGACCCAAGAAGATCTTGCTACCTTCCGTGAAGAATATCCTGACATTTATGACGTTGTAGAAACAGTCGCACATTTACGTGCAGAAGAACAGCTTGGCGAAATGAAAGCTAAACTAGAAGTTCTATCTGAACGTGAGCAAGCATTAGTCCGTCGAGATGCGGAGCAACAGTTGTTATCTGCACATCCAGACTTCGCAGAGATTCGAGAGTCAGAGGAGTTCCATGAGTGGGCTTCTGTGCAGCCTGAAGAGATTCAGGGTTGGATCTACCGCAATACAACTAATGCACAGCTTGCATCACGTGCGATTGATTTATACAAGAAAGATGTCGGCATCACTGCTACCAATTCGACAGCCAACAAACCGAAAGAAACCAAAAAGAAATTAGAACCGTCTGCTGCTGATGCTGTATCAGTAAAATCAAAAGTAGCAGAACCTACATCTAAAGAGAAAATTTGGACGACATCGGAGATTTCTAAACTATCAGTAAAACAATATGAGAAGTTGCAACCAGAGTTGGATGCAGCATTCCGTGAAGGACGTATTGTTAAGGGCTAGTTTAGAGTTAGTAACAACCCAACGTAAATCTAAAGGAGAATTAAAATGGGTTTAGAAACTGGTTCAGGCATGAACTTTGATCCGGCTGTCACGGGTAATACCAACAGCTTCTGGTTACCGGAAATCTTCTCGAAGAAGGTTCAGGTAGCATTCCGTAAATCATCTGTTGTTGAAGCAATCACCAACACCGACTACACCGGTGAGATTGCTCAGTTCGGCGATACTGTTAACATTATCAAAGAGCCACAGATTTCTGTATACGACTACACTCGCCACGGTTCAATCACCGCAACTGATTTGACCGACGAAGAGTTGACCATGCAGATCGACCAAGCGAAAGCTTTCCAGTTCGAAGTTGACGACTTAGAGAAGCGTTTCTCTCACGTTAACTGGCAGCAAATTGCATCTGACAATGCAGCATACAAGCTGAAGGATGCAATGGACACCAACGTACTGGACGCAATCGTAGGCGCATCTGGCATCAACACTTACGGTTCAGTGTCTGCTCCAATCGTAACTGGTCATGACTCTGGTGAGACCGATCCGTTGGACGTATTGGCACGTTTGGCACGTCAACTTGACGATGCTAATGTACCTGAAGAGAACCGTTGGGTAGTAGCTGCTCCTTCATTCTATGAAGAACTAGCGAAGACCAACTCTAAGTTGTTGTCAATCGACTACAACGCAGGTCAGGGTTCACTTCGTAACGGTCTGGTAGCTTCAGGCGCATTGCGTGGCTTCCAGATGTACAAGTCTAACAACACTCCAACTGCAACTGGTACTGGTTCTTACACCGGC